ATGCCGAAGATCACCAAGCGTGTCGTCGAAGCCGCCGAGAACCGGGGGAGTGAGTATTTCCTCTGGGATGACGAGCTGCCGGGTTTTGGCCTGCGGATCCTGGCCAACGGACGAAAGGGCTACGTCGTCCAGTATCGCGCCGGCCGGCGGTCGCGCCGCATCAGCATCGGGCTCAGCGCCGTATTTTCCTGCGAGCAGGCCAGGACGAAGGCTATGGGCATCCTGACCGCCGTCCGCAACGGTGGCGACCCGGCAGCCGACCGGGACGCGGACCGGGCTGCCATAACTGTCAAGGAGCTGTCCGAGCGGTTCGACCGAGAGCACATCGCCCTGCGGCTCAAGAAGAGCACGGCCGGGGAATACCGGCGCAACCTGCGCCGGTTCATCCTGCCGGCCTTCGGGAGCTCACGGGTGATTGCGGTCACCCGGGCCGACGTCGCCAAGTTCCACCACGGCCTGAGACACATTCCCTACCAAGCCAACCGCTGCCTCGAAGTGGTTTCCAAAATGTTCAACCTGGCCGAACTTTGGGGCTTTCGGCCCGACGGCTCGAACCCGCGCAAGCACATCAAGAAATACCCCGAGGAGATGCGCCAGCGATTCCTGAGCGCGGCCGAACTCAAGCGGGTGGGTGAAGTTTTGCGGGAGATTGAGGATGAAGGCATCGAACTGGACTCTGCGATCGCCGCGATCCGCTTGCTGATCATGAGCGGCTGCCGGCTCAACGAAATCATGACGCTGCGATGGGAGCACGTCGACATCCCCGGCAAGGCGCTGCGTCTTCCGGATTCAAAGACCGGCGCTAAGGTTGTCCATATCGGCGACGCAGTGATCGACGTGCTGGAAAAAATAGAGCGCATCGAGAAGAACCCATGGGTGATCACTGGCGCCCTTCCGGGTGCCCGCCTTACCGACCTGCAGCCCTTCTGGCAGCGGGTACGTGCCCGAGCCGGCCTCAAAGACGTCAGGATCCATGATCTGCGGCACACATTCGCGTCAACCGCGGTGGCTTCCGGTCAGGGCCTGCACATGATCGGCAAGCTGCTCGGCCATACCCAGGTACAAACCACGGCCCGATACGCGCATCTCGCGGCCGAGCCGGTGAAGTCGGCGGCGAACGATGTGTCGGCGATATTGGCGGGTGCGCTGGCGGGGTGAGGGGTAGAAAAATCGCAGCTTCTTCCATCGACCCCGTCGCCAACATCCGGCCAGTCCAGCCAAGGGACGTTATTAGCCTAGGCTGGATGAGCCAGCCATGGCAGCGCGACTTAAACCAAATGGCGGCCGGAAAATCCGGAGCGGTTCATAGTGACTTAGAGACGATCGTGCACCGACCATTCTTGCGCAGGCGCCTCAATCAACGCTTCAGACTTCGACGCGATCTGCTCTCTTATATAGTCGCGACAGGTCCTGTACCCGGACGCGGAACTGGCTGCGCCGCTTGGTCTTTGGCGCTTTGGTGGATGCGGCTTCGAGTTTGATGCCTGGATCGTAATAAATCTGTCCCGCCGACATCGCCCGCAGAAACCGGAAGAAGTCCGTTTCCTGTCCCAGCAGCACAGAATTTGAATACTGATACTGGCGCTGCGGCTCATTGCGCACCAGGGATGGAATGTAGACGGCGCGTTCGTGCTTCCGCGCCCAGTGCTTGATGAGCCCAGTGTAACCCCAGACCGCGGCGTGGTTGCCCTTGTCATCAACCAGCGTGATGCCTTTCGAGGTATCGGTGATCTTGCCCGAGGCGGCGTCATAGCCGTCGAGCGTCATGGTCAGGCCTGTCAGCTCGACTTTCGCGCCGACGCGATAGACGCCACCAAAATTGATCCGGTCTTCGCGGCCCATGCGATCGGCGTAGCCGTATTTGCGCAGGAAGGCCTCGACGCCCTTGTCGCGATAGAACCCTCCGGTCGGTTCCGGGGTCATCAGGGTGATCGGACCGCCGCTTGTCGGCTTTGTGATATTGCTCACGGTATGCTGTTTTACTTCCCAGCCGAGGAAGTCCGGTTCGGAGAACCCGTTTGGTTTGACGCCCAGTTCAGCTTCAAGTGTATAACCGCCGCAGTTGGGCGCTTCGCATGGGCCAAGCGAGCCATCACCGCGCAGCCGCTTCGAATTGATCCAGCCAAGACCGCTGATGCGCTTCAGTTCGGCAATCAGGCGCGCCCTTGTGTCCACAGCAGCTGCGGTGATCGCAAGTTCGTAGAAAACGCGATCATCTTGGCCAGCAACAGCCGCCTCGAATTCCCGCGCCAGGGCAGACTCCGGCGAGACGACGACGCCTGTAATGACGCCGTTGTCATCAATGCCCATGAACAGCACGCGGCCGGCCATACGCTCGGCCATCAGGTCGGCAGGCGCGTTTTTTGTGCCTTTCAGAAACCCTGACATCCGCACTTCGGGATATTGCGGATAGAGGATGAGCTGCGCACTGGGCGCGTTGACGGTCGTGCCGTCCGGATTCAGCCACCTGAAATTCAGTGGCGCTTTCAAAATCTGGTTCTTCTCGCTGCTGTCTTCGTAAATCTCGCCAAACGGCAGGGTGTTCAGCGCTTCGAAGCCACCGCCCAGATAGACCTGGTTCTTCGAATTGTCGTTCGATGCCAGCCGCTTTGCGACCAGGCGGCGAACGCCAGCAGCGGCCATCATGTTCTTCAGGCGGTCGAGATCACCATAGTCCGGTTCCATCTCAGGCCCCCTTGGTTTGGGGAGCGCGAAGCTCCAGTGACCGGCGCGATGATTTCAGCCATTTCGCGATGCGTGCCAGCTGTGCAGCGATCTGCTGGTCCTTCCTGCCACGCAGTGCACATTCCCAGACGGTCAGAACCCGCCAGCCATCACGAAGCAGTTCGCTCCTGGCCGCAGTGTCGTTCTGCTGGTTGCGGCCGATCTTGGCCCCCCAGAATTCTGTGCGTGTGCCGGGCAGCTTGAACAGTTTGCAGGAATGGCCGTGCCAGAAGCAGCCATTGACAAAGATCAGCGCTCGATATTTCGGCAGCACCAGATCAGGTGTGCCGCGCAGCTTCCTGCGGTGCAGACCGAAGCGGAAGCCGAGCCGGTGCAGCCCGCTGCGGATGATCCGCTCGGGTTTCGTGTGACGCGACCTGATGCCGGACATCATCCGGCTTCTTGTGGCCGCATCCACGATATCAGCCACGTGTGGCCCGCTTTCTTTTTGGCGTCTCCGTGGCGGCGACAATATGCGGTGCCATGAATTTTGCTACCTTTGTCACCACCGGCACAACCACAGCATTGCCGAACTGCTTGTAAGCCTGCGTATCGGAGACCGGGATTTTGAAGGGCATTCTTCCCGGTGCGTCAAAACCCATCAGCCGAGCGCATTCGCGCGGCGTCAGACGGCGCGGTGGCTTGCCCCGCTGCTTGATGAGAATTTCAGAACCGTCCTTGTAGTACCGGGCAGAGAGTGTGCGCGCCACGTTATCCGGGCCATTTATCCCGAAGCCAAAACCATTACCCGCAGCCTTATGCTTTGCCGCGTAGTTTTGAAGATAGTTCCAGAGGTGCGGCGTCAGCGTGTACTTGTCGGACGCACGGCCATCTACCGAATACGGAAACTCGGGCTCCTCGGCGTGCGAATGGAGAATGCTCGACAGCTTGGGTCCACGCTTCACATCAGGGACCTCCAATGACTCCATCGAAAAGTCCGACTTGTCCCTGAACCCGACAATGAATGTGCGTTCGCGATGTTGGGGAACCCACGGCTTGGCGTCGATCACCCGCCAGCTCACGTGATAGCCGAGTTTGCGCTGGAGCACGTTCAGGATCACGGCGAACGTGCGGCCTTGGTCGTGATTGACCAAGTTTTTCACGTTCTCAAGCAGGAAAGCGCGGGGCCGGTGATACGCAAGAATGCGTTCGATGTCGAAGAACAGCGTGCCCTGGGTTTCGCAGTCAAAACCGTGCGGACGGTTGAGCGCATTCTTCTTTGACACGCCTGCAATCGAAAAGGGCTGGCACGGAAATCCGGCCACCAGGACATCGTGCGCCGGGATGTACTGCTCGCGCACTCCACGAATGTCGCCAGCAATCTCATGATCGTCCGACGGAAAATTCGCGCGGTAGGTTTTCTGGCTGTAGGTATTCCATTCCGAAGTGAAGACGCATCTGCCGCCCGCAGCTTCAAAGCCCATCCGCATGCCGCCGATGCCAGCGAACAAGTCGATGAATGTGAACTTGGCGCTGTCTTCGTCGCGCCGGTCATTCGCGGGCCGCATGGCGCGTAACAGATCGAGGATTGCCTTGCGGGCCTGAATCTCGCCGCTCTCCAGCCGGTATATCTGGCGTTCGGTGTAACCGAGATGTTGTGCGGCGTCCGTCACTGACAGTCCCGCCTTCTGACGAAGTGAAGCAAACTCGGTCACGGACACCCCCAAATCATCTAGGTCGATTTTTGACAGGATGTCAGATTCGCTTCCGGAGAACAACGCAAGAACGCCGATAAGGTCCGCGAAGTATTTTCCTGTGACTTTTGGGCACTTTGCTGGTGCACGCCCTTGCGGACTTGATCGTTTCCGGGCGGCGACGAATTGGGAATCGGGAGGGACGATCGCCGGGACCCCCCTCTCGAACAAAGAGATGTTCAATCCTGGAAGTCCTGATATCATGAAGTAGTGAACTAGAGGCGGCAAATGAGCTCTTTGCGTGCGCGTTCCATCCCCAAGAACAGGGCGAAGCGAGGGGAGGATGGTGACGTAGCACTGCAAGTCATGTTGCCGCCCCATGTAAAGCATGAAATTGGAGTGCGGGCAGCGATGGAGGGAACCACACAGCGTACGATTATTCTTCGAGCTCTGCGCGCGTCAGGATTTCGAATAGCAGACGCAGAGTTGCAGGATCGAAGAAAGCCGCGCGAGTGATTTGTAAGATGGTGAACACCTAGTGAGCAACCCCGGAGAAGAACTGAATCTGCCGTTTCGGCCGAGAGCCCGGCTCCTGCAATTGCTGGGCGACCAGCTGATTGGAACGTCCCGGCTCGCTGTCTTTGAGCTTGTCAAAAATGCCTACGATGCTGACGCTACTGAGGTCGTCGTCACCATCGACAAGATCGGTACGCCGAGCACGCTTATTACAGTCAGGGATGACGGCGACGGAATGACACTGGAGACGATCCGTGACATCTGGCTCGTGCCCGCGCATGACCACAGGGACCTTCAGCGTAGGGCGCGGCGGCGTACAAGGTTGAACCGGCTCCCACTGGGGGAGAAGGGCGTTGGCAGATTTGCGGTTCATAAGCTTGGCGAACAGATCGAACTGGTAACGCGCGCGAAAGACAGCGCTGAATGCGTTGTGACAATTGACTGGACAGCGTTGATCCGCAAACCGTTTCTTTCGGATGCAGAAGTGTCGGTGCGGACCCGCGAGCCAGAGGTATTCAAGGACAGCACTGGCACCAGGATCACGATCTCGAACCTGAGAGAGAACAACTGGTCGCGCGGTGATATTCGCAGGCTGCTTCGCCAGATCACGTCAATATCGTCGCCGTTTGGAACGAAGTCCGATCACTTCAAGGCCATTCTGAAGGTTCCAGAGCATCCCGACTGGATAGAGAGTGTTCCCGACGTCGAAGGACTTCTGGGGAGGGCCCCTTGGCACTTCCGTTTTTTATTCAAGAATGGCTTGCTCGAATGGAAATACGAATTTCGCGGCGTCTCCGGGATCAAGCTGGAGAAGCGTGAAGAGTCTAAGAAAGAGCAGCCTTTGCTGGTGGTGCAGGATCGGGATTATGACGAATTTGGCAGCGCGCAAGGGGTCAAGACGGGGCGGCCTAAATCGATTGTTGCAGGTTCCAAGCTCGCAGATGGTATCGGACCGGTAACGGGAGAGTTCTTTGTCTATGACCGCGAAAAAGTAGTACTCAACAAGCTTGGCGATTCCCAGCTGTTGGGAAACTTTCTGGATGAGAACGGTGGCGTGCGCGTCTATCGCGACGGCATCCGGGTCTACAATTACGGCGAACCGAGTGACGACTGGCTTGGCCTGGACCTCAGACGAGTAAATACACCCACTCGAAACATCAGTCGGAACATAGTTGTCGGCGCCATCGATCTGTCACTTGAAGCCAGCGAAGCGTTGCAGGAGAAGACAAATCGCGAAGGGTTTGTCGACAACGATGCCTTTCGCCGTTTGAAGAAAATTGTCCTTGGTGGCCTGGCTGTCCTCGAAGTCGAACGGAAGATCGACAAGGACAACATCCGGAAGCTCACGGACACCGGTCGCGATCCGGAAGTCGAGAAAATTTCGAAGCCCCTTGAAAAATTGCGCGATGCCGTTCGCCAACACCATCTGTCGGCTGAGCTGGACCCGCTGATTGATAAGGTCGAGCGAGACTATGAAGAGATGCGCGATGCAATGCTGCGCGCTGGACTATCGGGCATGGGCCTTTCGGTCGTGTTTCATGAAGTGGAGCAGGGCGTTCGGGTGCTTCATGACGCCATTGCCTCAGGTACGAAGCTCGAAACCATTCAGACACAGGCCAAGGAGCTGGTTCGAATCCTTGACGGGTTTACAGAGCTTCTTCGGAAGGGCGACCGGCGCGAAAACAGTCTGAAGGCGTTGATCCGGCAGGTTCGCGATATCAACCAGGTCAGGTTCAGAAGCCACAAGGTCCGGCTCGTATGTCCAGCGCTGGACGAGAACTTTCCAGACGTCAAACTCACGTTCGCGTTTGGCCTCGCGCTAGGCGCGCTGAACAATCTCCTCGATAACGCGTTTTACTGGCTCCGTGTGAGGTGGCCTGACGACAGCGCGAACACGGGAGAGCGCAGAACGATCTACATCAACATCAACACTGACATGGCGGAGGGACCCGCTGTGGTGGTTGCCGACAACGGTCCTGGATTCCAAGATGATCCCCAACGGCTAATTCGGCCGTTTTTCAGCAGGCGCCCGGACGGCATGGGGATCGGACTTTATTACACAAACATGGTCATGGAATTGAACCGCGGTCGGCTAGCGTTTCCAGACGCCGCCGAAGCCGACGTGCCGGAAGGCATCGACGGCGCAGTGCTCGCACTTGTGTTTGGTGCGGCGGAGAAAGTCTGATGTTTGCCGCTCCACGAGTTCTAGTCATAGATGACAAGGAAACTCATTTGCGAGCGATCATCGAGGTCTTCCGACAGTTGGGGTCGCCCTGCTTGGGCGTGCACTACAACCCAGCCGGGGCGCTGGATCGCAATCACTTCAGAGGTATCCGCTGCCTGCTGGTTGATCTTCACTTGGTGGACAGCGGTGCAACGACTGATCCTACACAGCACTACGCCTTGATCGCATCGTTGCTTGAAAACAATATCCATGAAGACGGCGGCCCCTACGTTCTCATCGTGTGGACCGAACATGCCCAGCTGCGGCAGGGGCTTACTGACTATCTCAACGCGAACATTGATCCCCAGAAGCCGTATTCCCGTCCTGTCGCGGTGCTGGCTCTGGACAAGACCCAGTACATCAATGTCGCGACCGGAGGTCCGATTTCGGATGCAGCGGCCACAGCGCTACGCGATTGCGTCGAAGCTGAGATCAACTCTGTGCCGCAACTTCGGGCACTGCTTGATTGGGAAGGTGATCTGCTGGCGGCGGCCGGTGCGACTCTATCGACACTCGCATCATTAGTGCCTGCTGCGGAGCGAACGACGACCGCGTTTCCGGCGGCCCTTGATGTTGTTCTTAGTAGGCTTGCTCGTGAGGCTGTCGGCAGGGGAAATGTTGCGGCTGATCCGCGGGCGGCGATCTCGTCAGCTTTGGCACCAATTTTGGCAGATCGTATTGTCAATCAGGCTGCTAGTGCCCAGGCGTCACAGCTGTGGTCGCAAGCTGTTACCAGGCTGACCGGTCAGCTACCTCAGCTAACGGCCGAAGAGTCAGGGCGCATAAATCGCATGCTTCATCTCGCGGTGCCCGGTCCGGAGGTAATCCGGTCAACTGATTGGGGTGCAGTTGTCCAGTTTCCAGCCGATCGTTGGAACAACGCCAGTTTGCAGAGCCTGTTTGGCGTGACAGAAGGACAGATATATGGCGATGAGTTCAAGATTGCCCCCGCTGACCGGCCAAACTGCAGACCATGTCTCGTTCGGGTTGGTGCGGCGTGCGATCACGCACAAGGGCGTCGCGGGCCACTGACTTACTTGTTGGCGCTGGAGCTTCCATCCGGAATTCAACGCCAGCCGCTTCCCGATGGAACGCCATCGATATCTCCGGCTTCAGAATGGGCAACCCCTGTACTCACACTGGACGGAGTTGGAGGAGCCTTCACGCTACACGTGAATTGCAGATTCCCGATTACGCTGCCAGCTGCGCAGGCCGCTCAATGGGTAGTGCGCTACCGACTCCGCGAACAACTGCTCATGACACTCATATCTCACGTAAACGTGTATCTTTCGCGTCCTGGCATTTTGAGGGTCTGACGCAAATGATGGTGAAACCAGAAGATCCGTGTCTTGAAAATAGGCCTTCCGATGCGCGCATGGGCTCTCACAGCATTAGGTGATGATCGCCAGTACGGCGGGAACGTCGGATACGTCGATGATCCGCAACATACTTATCGATATGACAGCAACGTTCCAAATTCTCGACAACTCGCCGTAGGTGATCTCGTCTTCATTCGCGATCGAAAGTCACTGACCGGGATCGCGATTATTGAGAAGGTGACCTCGAAAACCGCGTCGAAGGTTCGGCGCCGGTGTCCGAAATGCGGTTCAGTCGGTATAAAGGAGCGACATACAAAGCTCCCGCGCTGGCGCTGCGTGAACAATCATGAGTTCGACGAGCCGACGATCGATAGTGTAAAGGTCACGGCCTTTGAGGCCAGCTATGGCGGAACCTTCAGAGGTGTTCCCCCCGGAATTCCGGTCACGCATCTGAAAGCTGCTGCACTCCGGCCAAACGACCAGCTTGCCATCGAAGAGGTGAATCCCGGCCCCCTTGAAGGTGTCCTCGTGAAAGCTGATCCCAAGCTTTCGGCGTTGTTCGACTTGGCGGCCCAGAATGTTCGCCCGGACCCTAACGATGGGCTCGAAGATGCTGATGAGAGCGATCCGGACCTATCTTCGGACGATCTTCGCAAAACCGTGCTTCGCGAGATCAAGTTGCGCCGTGGGCAACGCAAGTTTCGCGATCAGTTGCGGCGTCGCTACGGTGCCATGTGCATGGTTTCAGGCTGCGGTCTTTTTGAGATAGTCGAAGCGGCGCATATCTGGCCCTACCGTGGCGAAGCCAGCCATCACGTCCAGAATGGTCTGCTGTTGCGGGCGGACCTGCATACGCTATTCGACCTCGATTTGCTCGGCATTGAGCCAGAAAGCCTACGGATCGAGTTTCACCCCCAGGCGCTTTCCTCGGGTTACGCCCAGCTCAACGGGCGCACCTTGCAAACAAGCGGGAAGAAGCGGCCCGCAAGGTTGCTCTTGGAAAAGCGTTGGCGAGCGTTTAAAACGCGCATCGCGAGCTGACATTGCTCGGTACGTTCAGAACATGGTCGGTAAAGCTGGTTTCTCTCTGGGCACGTGGAACTGTTTCTCTTCTTCGCGAATCGCACCACACAAGTTGCTAGTGTATCGATCAAATCTATTTGTGCGGCCACCCGCTTCCCACCCAAGAACCTCCCAACGCACCAAGCAGGCTCGCCAGGAGCCAGCTTTCGCTGAGAAGACGGCATATTGAATGCCCTGCATCTTCGACGTTACTCAAACGTAGACGTCGCCATAGACATAGATGTCGGCGGATGCGGCTGCGCCCTGCGCCGTCGTCAGGGCAAAATAGAGCGGCGTCCCGGCAACGAAGGCGAGGTTCGGAAGCGCCAGGGTGAGTTCGAGTGCCGTCAGCGCATTGGTGAGACCTGTGTAGATCTGTCCAGTAGAGACGATCGCCGAACCGCCTTTGCTCGCCGCGGTGTAGACACCGCCTGCGGCGGTGCTCATACCATTGACCGACGTATTGATGACGACGATCCGCTTCGCGCGAAACTTGCCGTTGAAGGTCGGCGTCAGAATTTGATCGGTGGTGACGTTGAAGTTTGCGGCTCTGAGATAAAATAGAAGATCGGTGGGCGGCGGCGACAGGATCGCGCAACCGGCAGCGACGAGGTCGGTTTGGTCCTGCGTCGTCTGGATATTGTTGATGACACCGTAGCCGTTCGACAGATATGCCTGTCCCGACGTCGTGACGTAGGTGGCATTTGCCGCCGGCGCGAGCATGAGGCTCGTGAGCATGTTTTATCTCCCGGAGTTTCAGACGAGCGAGATCACAATATCGGGGGACCGTTCACGCGCCCCATTGGGCGTAGCCTGATGGAACCGTCTGCCCGAAGTCAGCGCTGAGCAGGTGCAGCACATGCGCGTTGGTATCGCCTGCGTTTGCTCCGGGCCAGATGAGATTGTTCGACGCGCCAGTGAGCGCCCATGTCAGGTCTATGCCGCCCACCTCGGCCGCAGGATCGTTCGATCCGTTGTTATTCCAGTTTCCGCCGTTGGTCCGAAACCAGATCAGTTTGGTGTCGAGATCGACCGCCACACAGCAATTATTGCCGGTTGCCCAAGTCTGAATCGTCGCAATGGTGATGATGCTTCCTGTATTGTCACAAGCCTTCACCGTGCCGTCGTTCGCCCAGCCGATCTGTCCGTACGACCTCTGGCCGAAGTTGCCGCCATTGCCGCGCTTGAAGTGACCTCCGCCGCCTGCAACTCCGGCAACAACAAAGGTGGTGCCGCCGGGAACGAACTCAAAATACTTCTTGCCGGTGTACTGGGCTGGTGTGCCGAAAAGCTGATTGTACGGGCTACCGGATGCGGGTGTCGCCGTTTTGTTGCTGTTCGACAGAATGATTTCGCTTGCGGCACCCGAATAGAGAGGGTCCCAACCGGGATGTGTTGGAACGGTCGTGAACGCACTGATACTGGGCTCGGATGCGCCCCCTCCGTTTATCTGCACCCACGACGCACCGATCCACACGAAGGTGTTCGTCGTGTCGGTCTCATAATAGAAAGCCGTGCCGCCAGCCGGAATGGGTGGCGTCGCTGGACGACTCGCATGGGTGCCGCTCCCAAGGTAGTCGGTGATGAGGGTGCTGCTCGACATTTCGTTCTCCGCTCGGCCAGTGCTTTCCGTGAATGTGAGACTGGCGGTCGTTGGGTCGCTTACTGCAACGGAACGGCAATCGGTTGTCCGCTTGCATCCGCGATAAATGCCGGGCCCTGAGTGTCGCCGTTCACCAAAAGCGAAGTGCCGACGATAAGAATCGTGACATTGTGCGATCCATCGGTCGTCACAATCGATCCCACGCCTGCGAAGTTCTCGCTGACTGCTGCGGAATCGACCGTCACCCCATTTGATTTGACGATAAGGCTAGAACCGCCACCGCCGCCCGCTGCATTCCAAGACGGATCAGTGCCCGCACCGTTTGACGTCAACACATTAGTTGCCGTGCCCGCCGCAAGCGCCGCCCAGCCAGTTGCGCCTCGGAAGATCAGATCGCCGCGTGTGTTGCCAAGAACGTGATCGAGCCAGGCCGAGAGCGCCGTCGGCACAGGAGCCGCCGAGCCGCCTGACGTATTGGCAAGGACGTCGCCATCTGCAACGGACGCCAAGCTGACAGTACCAGAGCCAGTAATTGGCCCACCCGTCAGGCCGGTTCCCGTCGCGATGGATGAGACGGTTCCCATGCCCGCGGCGTTCGTGGTCGCGCTCACGCCCGCCGTGTGGGTCGATGAGCCCACGGCATTCGTCGCCAGCACGAAGTAGGTGTACGGCGCGCTGTTGCCCAGACCCGAGTGGGTGAAGGCGGTCGCCGATCCGGTGAAAATCGCGACCGCCGACCCAAACCCCGAACCCAAGCCAGGCGCTGCATATAAAGTGTATGCGGTGACGCTGTCGGTCGAGGGATTTGCCGCCCATGCGATCTGGTTCTGGCCGTTGCCCGGTGTCGCCGTCAGGCCGGTCGGGATGGTCGGAATGCCGCCGGCGCCGCCGCCAAAGCCGGTGCCGATGGGCGTGTATTGGTATTCGGCGACAGTGCTGATGTCCTCGGTGGCAAGACCGAAGCTATTGGTAGAACAGAACTTTACGTAGAGCGGGATGCCGACATATTGGGCCGGCAGATCATAGGAGACGGTCGTTCCCGAACTTCCCAGGACGTCGATGACGGTGAATTGGTCTCCGGTGGAGTGGGCAGAGGGAGCGGTGCCGTATTGCCCGCGACGAAGGTAGGTCAGGTTCGCCGTGTAGGTGCCGGTCGTGGCGACCGCGCCGAACGCCAGCAGCTCGCCATTCGAAGGCATGACATAGGCGCCGCCGACCAGGCTGGGCTGCGCGCAGACCATCGACAACGTTCGCAGCGCGTCCGCATCTGCGTTTGTGACCGGCTGCGGAACGGTCAGGCTCTCTGCGCAATTGACGGCCAACGTATCGACCGTATCGGGATCGGCGTGGTTTGCCAGCCCCGACGTCAGCACGCCCTGTGGGGCCGACGCGATAATGTTCCCGATGGGCGTGTAGGTGGTGCCGTCAAACGACAGGTTGACCTGCGCACCGCCCCAGTTCGCGCCGCCCGAAGCCGTGATCAAGAGCTTGGCGACGCCGCCGGTGAACGCAGAGCTGGGCTCGACGATGCAGGGCGTGTTCACCGGACCGGGATCGGCGTAACTGTTCGGCGTGGTCGCGACATTTCCGGCACTGGGATCGCTTGCCGCGTAGGTTGCGATCGTGCCGGGAAATTCCTCGCAGACAAAATCGAGTGTGTTGTCCTGACCTTCCGAAATGGTCCGGACACGAACGCGCACCTGGTTGAGCCCGATGTTCGGCTCGGTGAGAGTCAGGACCGTGCCCGGCAGGCAGCGCAGCAGCCGGTAGGTCGCCTTGAACGCGTAGGTGTTGCGAATATAAGCCGCGCGCTTGCCAATGAGCTGCACGACAATCTTGCCGACGATCGGGTCGCAGATGTCTTTGCCATCGACGCCGGCATTGTCGCGCAAGCCGAACTCATCGACGAGCGTCTGATCCTTGTACTCGATCGGATTGCTGACATAGCCAAGCGTACGATCGGTGATGTCGAGACGCGTGCGATTATAGGCGTCGGCCGGATCGACGCGAGAGACTTTGATCGGCACGTCGCCGACGAAATCTGCGGGTCCGAGAGCATAGGAGACTCCAATCGTCGGCGTGTAGGTGACGCCGTTGCCGGTGATCGAAGTGTCGCCCAGCGGAACAAACTGAAGCTGCGTACCACTCCAATAAATCCATGTGTTCGCAAGCTCGGCCCAACGATCGAGGATTGACGTCGCTTTGTCTTGCTGATCGACGGCGGGCGAAAAGAACAACCCTTGTGCTTGCTGATAGGCTGCGAACTGCGTCAGATCGCCGATGTCGCCAGACGAGAAGCCCATGCCGTATTGCGCATTCGTCAGGAAGTCTGGAATGACATCCGAGAGCAGAACGTCGATGCCATTCGATTGCACCAGCGTCGTCGGATTAATATAGCCCGGCGTCGTGTGCGTGTAGGAGAAGCTCATCAACCGCTGACACTCGAACTGGTTGTCAGGGATCGTCGCCGCCTCGCCAAGATCAAGTTTTGGGCAGGCAAGGTATGCTGTCAGCGCATACGCCCGGGCCTGCGCCGGGTAGTTCGTCGTGACGTAGCTCCACGGCGTCTGGGCTGCCGTGCCGTTGAAAAACGTCATGTTCAGCTTGGACAGAGTCGTCGTCGTGGTCGTCGAGGCTTGCGCCCAGATGTTCTGTATCGAATCGACTGTGCCTTCGCACAGCGCGACGATCACGGCCGCGGTGTAGTCGTATTGGCCGCCTTTGCCTCCGCCCTTCCCGCCCTTGGAGACGCTGTGTTTTTTGAAATTGTTGTACCAGATGGCATTTGTTGTGAGGCGGCGCATCCCCCAGAAAATGGGAACGGGCATATCCATCTTCGACGAGCTGACGTTCAGGCCTGAGTACTGGATCGGGCGAACGGCGTTGGCGCCGCCGAGGCCAAGCAGGGATGCCATGCCTTAGCCTCCCCATACCGAGAACGATTTGGCTGGCCGCTTGATGTTTTGGCCGCGGAACGCAATCCAGTTGAGCAGCGCCTCGTCGCGGCGCGACGTCAAACACATGCCTGCAGCGAACCATGCGTGCACGATCTCTTTCGAGCTTAGGACTATCGCGCAATGCGAGAAGGTGCGTCCGAACTGATAGACAATGACGTCACCCAAGCGCGGCTCGTCCACTTCATGCGCGCCGAGCGTCCCCTCAATCATATTTAGAATTTTCTCTTCGCTGCGATGCAGATGCCAGCGCGGCGAATAGGGGCGAGGGTCGAAAGGCTCGAGCAGGCCGGTATCGACAGAAGAGCGCACCAGCAGCATCGCGCAATCGACGGCGCCGCCCCGGCCCTTGATGTCCGCGCAGTCCCCGAAGGGGGTTCCAACCCAGGTAAGAGCCTCGCGCATAAAGCGGGCGCGCTTGTCCGCCGCGTCGGCCGTGGCGAACTCGTGAATCTCCGGTGCCGGCCCGCCGATGATGACGCGCCGTCCGTCCACCTCGATCTGCATGGTCAGTAGGCCGAATTGGGCGGCGGAACGTACTCAAAGCCGCGATAGTGCTGCGTGTTGCCACGCGCGGTACAGCTCTGCACCGAGCCGGCAGCGTTAAAGGTCTTGTCGCAGCCCTCGAACGCGGTAAAGGCATCGCCGGCTGAGGGCAGGACATAGAGCGGATAGGCGAGGGTCAGGCCTGTACTGTCCGCATTTGCAATATTGCGTCGCTGCCCGGATGCCGCACCTCCGGTCAGCGCCATCGTTCCGTTGATGTAGCGCGTGGGATTCGACGGTGCCGAGGTCCACGGAATAAAGGTCGTCGTAGGCGATGTGCCCACGGTGTAAGAGGTGGTGTAGGTGGCGCGGTTGAGGGTGCATCCCGTATCGCAGAAGGCGTGATTGCAACCGATCTGGAACACGTTCCGCGGAGCGTTTTGATCGAGCAGATTGACCTTGCCCTTGATTGTTATGTTGGCCGCGATGCCGCTGAGCTCGATGGCGGAAACGCTTCCGCCGAACAAGTCGATTGCTCCGAGCGCCACCGTATTGCCCGGCGAATCCATGAACACGCGCGATAGCAGGAATGTTGCGCCATCGAAAATGCCATTGTGGATCTGCAGCTTGATATTTCCGCCACCTTCGAAGCTGTCGTTCAGGGCCGCAAGTGTGACCTTGAGTGAAGGAACCTCCATCTTGTTCGAGACGTTCCATTGGGACCGCTCAAGCCACGGCGCGCGCGAGGAATAAACGGTGCTGCCGACCTTCAGATCGCTGTCCCAGGCGGCCCAATAATAGACGGTGACGCCGTCGACGAGCGCGAATTTGAAAATATCAGCCGACCACAGCTGGACGCCGCCTTGCAGCGCGAGCGCGAGGGCCGGCGAACAGGTTCGAAGATAGTCGGCCATCTCACGCCCCGGCTCTGCAGGAGTGAAGCGTCACCTTCTTCAGCAGCCAGAGCTTATTCATGAACTTTTCGAAGCTCAGCGTGTCGGCCGACAGCTTACAGTAATAAAAATAGCTCATGTCGACCGTGATCTCCTGTCCGGTCGCAGGCGTCGAAGTGAACTGGATCTGCTGCAGCGCGGGCTCAGTCACCTGCACCGAATAGCTGCTTGGGTCCTGAAGCACTCCGCCCAAATAGACATTGAACGGCAGCGTCAGATCGATATAGCCGACCGGCTCCGTCCACGAATATTCGCCGACGCCGTAGGTGCGGTTCAGCGTCCACAAATGCGTTGTGCCGTCCGTCGTGGCGATGGCCTGAGAGGCAACGTAATTGTCGTCGGGATTCTTGAACAGGAAGCGCCCGAGATTGCCGCTCATCGCGCCAAAAAAGCCGAGCATGGTTTTGAATTCCGACGTGCCGACTGCAAACGTGTCCCGCAGCAGCTCATAGGTCAGCTCGAAGTCATGTAGCGGTGTGCTCGCCAATCCAAGATCGAGGTCGGCGCCCATCGTCGTTGTCTGCGTCGGCATATTGAAGAACTTTGGCTTCCACAGCACCGAATAGCCGAGGCCCGGGAGGGTTGGGTAAACGAGCGGCATGAAAACCCCTATGTCCGGGACGAGGCACTCGACGACGATCTGTGAAATCCGAATGTTCGGAGTGGCGGCGACTTGCGCCTCAACAACTTCCTGACTGATGCGCGCATTCGGGGTCGCAGTGACTTCAGCCTCGACAACCTCTTGGCTGACGCGCGCAACAGGCGTTCCGACAACCTCGGTCTCGACGACTTCCTGGCTGACCCTGGCGTTAGGTGCCCCGACGATTTCAGCCTCGACGACCTCTTGGCTGATGCGGTCGGCCATATCAGCTCACCATGTTGTAGCCATAGGCCGCGCCGTTGACGCCGCTGATCACCCAATTCAGTCCGGTGTTCGGATTGAGAATCCACTGGTCGGTGAAGTAGGCGTAGCTGTCGTCGGGGAGCGAGTTCGTCGCGCCGGCGTAGGACGTGCCGGCGATCTTGACGATCGATTTCACCGAACGGGCGCCCGCATCGTCCTTGCGCGCTGCATAGGTGAGTTGGATGCCGTATAGGGTCGTGATGGTGCCGGCCAGCGCCCCGAAATTGAGCGTGTCCTGCTGGCCTGGCGTGGACGTGTAATTGTAGGACGTATCCGAATCCATCGCCGTCTCGGCGACTTCCTGCCAGTTCGAGCCGGCCAAGGGCGTCCATTGAACCGCATCGTTGCCGGTTGCGAAGAGCGTCTGCACGCGGCAGTCGCCAAGGAAGGTGTTGCAGGGTGTAAGGCCGGGCCCGGTTGTCGTATCGGCATAATACAGGTCGTCAATGCACATCCCCGGACTGCCCGAGATATTGTAGGCGCGCATCGCCATCGCATCCCACCAGGCGTTCGCCGTGATAAACGGATAGCTCGTCTCGCTGAAGACCGTGTTGACGCCTGTGACCGCAGCAACCGTTACACCATTGACGTGCACCGTCACCGAGCCGGTCGATGCGTCGATGACCGGCCAAATCTCGATGAAATTCCAGACGTTGTCCGCCCACTGATTATTTGGCCCAGCGTAAAGCAATACCGCTCCCGAGACCTGGCGATCGCCGCGATAAATCTGCACCGAGTAATTCGCGGGATTGAAGAACACGTTGACGTTGCCCAGTCCCGTCACCGTGTCGAAGAACGTGAAGTCCGCTCCGGTGCCGGTTTCGTTAAATTGGCATGCGAACCCGACAAAGGCGCTCGAGACCCGCTGCCCGAAGACGGCATAGGAGTATGTGTTGCCCTGTTCTAGATACAGCGCCTTGCCGAAGCCATTGCGTCCTGTGACAAAACTGATCGGCGTTCCATTTGTGGCGGGCTGTTGATACTGCACGAAATTATTCAAACGCGACTTCCAATCGGTCGCGGTGAGATAGTGATCAAATCCGTCCCAGACTTTGAGAGCCACGGCGGTCGCTCCCTTATGTGCGGATATAGCCGTCGCGCATTTGCGACTGGAACCAGGCGCGCATCCTGCCGCTCTCTTCGTCGAGCATCGTGCCAAGGCTCTTGTGCTGCGGTGCGTTGATGACAGGCGAGTAGTTCAAATGGACGTCACCGCCACTCGCCTTGCCGCCCTGCAATCCGCCGAGCGCTCCCATCAGTGCGCGGTTGTCAGCAGCCGGGATGATGCGCTCGCCAGCATGGACTTGTGCGATCATGTCGTGCGGCACGACGTTGACGCCCTGAGCAAACGATCCGAACGCCTCAACGGCCGCGAACGCAACGCCAGCCGCTATGGGGGCGAGTATGGGGCCGATTATCGGGATGCCGACCACCGACGCGTAAGCGCCGGCTCCAGCCTTGGCCGCGTCCTGCGAAATCTCGCTCGCCGCCGCCGTGGTCGTGATCGTTTTCGAGGCGATCACGCCCGATGATGTGATTGAAGTACGCGCCGCGGTGCCTGCCGCCGTCGCTGCTGTCTGCGACGTCTCCTTGGTTGTGGTGGCTGCCGTCTCCGTCGCATATGCGATGAGCTTTCCAAGCAAGCCTTCCTGGGCAGTGACTTGATCCGATTTGAGCATCCCGAGATTGACCAATTCATGCTCGGTCAGCAGCTTCAGCTCGTTGGCGATTTCGTCTTCCACCAACTTCGCGCCGATCTGCAAGAGATCGAGCGCCAGGCCCTGGCGTTTGGTGAAAATGTCGTTCACCAGCGTGCTCTCGGCGCTCTCGATTTCCGAGTTTACGGTGCGCCAGCTCTCATAGCGTTTCTGGTCTTCGGCTTTCAGGTCGGCCGTGAGGGTGCGTGCGGCCGCAGCGATCGCCGCGTTCGTTTGCGCGTCGATGATTTTGATCTGGTTGGCTGCCTCATACTTTTCGACGACGGTGGTGTCGTCCGAATTGATGATGTCTTGCTTGGCCTTCTTCTCCGCGTCGGCTTCGGCGTTCAACGCCGCGACGGTGGCGTCGTATTTCTGCTGCGCCGTAATCTTGTGGGCGTCGAACTCTTCTTGCAGCAGAGATTTTTTGCCGTCCAAGGTGAGCTTGGCGAGCGTTAGCTGGGTCTCTGAATCGCTTTTTGCTTCGGCGTTCAGCATCTCGGCGATCATGCGATCGAACGCCGCTTCTTCTTGCTTTGCCTTCCTGGCCGCCGCAGCTGCCGCCTTCGCGCCGGGGTCTGCTTCGGGCTTGTTCAGCGCGTCGAGCTCTTTCTTGAGGTCGGCGACAGCTTGCGTTGCCTTTTCAATGCCCTTGGTGTCGCCGGCCTTCTCGGCATCGTTGAGGGCCTTGCGGGCCATCGCGACTTCCTTCTCGAGCAGTGCGCGTTGACGCATCTTGCTGTCGACGGTGTCGAGCGCGGCAATCTCATCCTGCTCCGTAGGGGCCACCGGCTTGGGCGGAGGCTTGGGTGCCGGTGGCGTAACCGGTGGAGCAAGAGTCAAACCAATACCGGGCAAAAACGGCAGTTGAAGCCCTTCGAACGTGCCGACTTCGACACGAACGCGCGTGAGCATATCGACGAACCCGGCCAACGCGTTTGTCGCAACCGCGATGGGACCAGCTGCGGCGACCTTGAGGTGTTCCCAGGCACCCTCGAGTTTGATGTCGGCGGCTTCCGCCGCCTTCGCCGTCTCCGGATCAAGAATACGCCCAAGCGCCGTATATTTGGCAGTGAGGTTGTCGGTGCCTTGCGCCCATTGTTGCAACAGCGGGATGAGCTCCGCGCCCGACTTTCCGAACAACTCTGTCGCCAGGCGCGCCCTATCGCCATCGTCCTTGACGGCGAGCAGCGCCTGCGCGACCTGCGGCAGGGCAACATCGCCGGTCTGGTGCGCGCTGACTCCCAGCTCGACGAACGCCTTTGCCTGGACGCCCATACCTTCCTGCGCCAGGCCAAGCGCGGTGGTAAAGCGACGGATTGCGCCGTCGGCGGTCTCGGTGTCGACGCCCGAATCGATCGCGGCCTGCGAGAAGGCCTGATAGGCGGTAATAGAGAGCTGCAGAACTTCGGCTTCGTGCGCGATGTGAGCCGAGGACTCCTCGACAGTTTTCGCGAACGCGAGCATCTGGCCTGCGGTAATCGCGACGCCCAGCGAGGCGAGACCGCCTTTGAGGCTGCCAAGCATCCCAACCATGCTGCTGCCGCCGCTGGTCGTGCCCTTAAGCTGCGAATTGAGCTCCGCGACCTCGGCTTTCGCCCGCACAGCAGCTTCCGCGGCCTGGGTGAGCGAGGTCTTCAGCTCCGACGACATGGTGCCGCCTGACGCGGCGGCCTGACGTGCCAGCTTGTTCAGTTCGGCAGTAAGGGCCGAGGATTCCGCCTTGGCGACGGCAAACTTCGCCTGCAGATCGACAACGTCAGCTGTGATTTTGACGTCGACATTTGAAGCCACGACAACTCACCCTATCTCGCAAAAATGATGTGCCGACGTGAGCTGCGACCTGCGCTAATGCAGAGCGCCGGGAAAGGGCCCGATGCCGGGCAGATCAGCGCCGGTCAGCTGGTGGCTGCCACCGCGATTGTCGAAAGAGATGACGCCGCCTAGCGACTCGAACATCTGCTTGACGCTCATCGCGCCGGACTTCCAGCGCTCTTCGAGCGAGCGGCGGTGCGCTTGTTCGGGCGCCAACTTTTCCGCGTTCGGCTTCCAGGTCGTATAGACGCTGGCCAGCATGGCGAGGATTTCGTGCTCCGGCGGAAACGATCGCCAATAGTCGAAAAGCTGATAGACCTGCGGAAACGTCATGGATCGAACCTCTGACGGCAGCTTCTTCAGGCCCGTAGCGAGCCTGCCGAGCAACCAGGGCCAATCTATGCCGCCTCCGCTGTCGCTTCCCCCACGCCGCCATCCTTGCGGGAGATCAGTCCCGACTCCTCGAAAATGAGTAGAGCCGCGACATTGAACTCGCGCAGAGTTGCGCCGCGCAAATCGCGCAGCGCTTCAACGGTCAGCTCGGGATGCTCCACCTTTAGGGCAGCCGAAACGACTTCCAGCGTGCGCTGGTAGGATCGTCGTGCTTCCTCTTGCGCATCGTCATGCCGGGGCAGCGCCAGACCGACATTGGCGTCAATGAGCTGTCCCAAGGTGAGCGGGACGGTGATCTTGTAGGCGTTGCCTGCAAGGACGACTTCTCGGGAATCGGCCATGGAGTTCCTTTGGTGTCAGAGGTGAGTTACGCCAGCGTTGCGAGGCTGATGATGCCGATCTGCTGCGCTGCATTGGCGAAAAAGCTGAAGTCGTATTCCGGCATCGCGAAATCTTCGAGCTTGTGGCCCATAGTCCATTTGTTTGCGACGGCTTGGAAAAGCCGGATGTAATAGGTCGAACCATAAAGCGACGTCTTGTAGTCAAGCTGGAAGGTGGGCGTGGTACCGATCGGCTGGTTGGTGATCGTCATGCTCTGCCCGGTGGCACCAGAGGCGAATGTATAGCTGTAGGTGATGATCACGCTGATGGCAGAGCCGTGATCGGCGGACGAGAAAGTGTAAACGCCCGCCGAGACCGAATACTGCCCGGCCGTGGGAGCGCTTGGGACTTGCGTCAGCGGCTCGTAGGTTGCCGCATTGACCACACCAAGATCGCTGTTCCAAGTGCCGCTCGACGGCACGGTCGGCGTGATCTCGTATGGCGTCGTCGGGATCGGCGTCGCAGCCGTCGAAGCCATCTCGTACTGCGTTCCCGCCGTCCATGTGCCACCAATTAGAAGCGAGTTGAGCGCCTGCCCGGACAGAGTTGCCGCCTTGATCTTGCCGGTGCACTTGGCCGTGCCGCGCGCGACGAGCAGCGGGAACTGGTTCTGTCCGTAGAGCTCCTTCGTCGAGAATGTGAAATCCGTCGAGAATTCGTTGACGTAGCCGACATTCGTCGGCGTCGCGTTCGCAATGTCGGTGCGCGTCAAATAAAGAATGCCGGGGCCAAAAAGCCCCTGCGGAACGGTATTCGTAGTCATTGGGGGCTCCGTCTGTAGGTATGCGGTGTCTCTCGACAGCGCGAGTGCCGTTGCCCAAGCGGCGTTTGGGCTCTCCGCTTTTTAGGTAGCGGCGTTCAGGGACAGAGAATCTTGACGGGGATCAGTGCCTTTGCCTGATCGTCGAGATCGCCGGGGTCGTATTCGCTGCGACCTTCGATGCGCGCCCATTGAACGAGCCCGCCAAGCGTTTGAGGATAGCCACGCCGATCGGGCGCCAGCGCCGAGCGAACTGCCGTGATCAGGTTGTTCAGCGCTGTATCCGGCACGCCGTTGGGATTCTGTCCCGACTTGGAATAAATCCAGATTTCGGCTTCGAGCGTCGTCTTTTGCAAGACCGTGTTCTGGTAATCGTCCGTGTCACCAGTGTGGCGTAAGAACAAGGCGGGCTGCGCAGAGACCTCGGTCCAAAGCTCCAAACGACGACTTGCCGTCAGGAAGCCTGTCGCGAACGCGCCGCTCGTGCTGTTGGCGGTCAAGTTTTGATCCAACGTGACCGTTGCCGCGAGTGGGTCGAACGAGCTGATCACCGCGCCGCGAGGGACGCCGGGGCCGAACACAGGCAAGCCAGTGAAGAAGCCGATCGTCGAACTGAGGGTCGAGACCGTCGGCGAGGTGCTGGCACCGTTCCCGGTGAAGTTAACGACCACCGAGTCTTGCAACAGCGTGAAGAGCGCCGACAGAATTGCTTCGTGGGCGTTATTCACTGTTCGATTCCTCGACCGTCTGGTTGACCGCTTCGCGTAGTTCCGAGACGACCTCCGGTTCAATCGCTGCTGCCGGATCGCGTAGGAAGCGGCGAGCCACCATGTTCAACTGTCGGCTATGGGCCGCCACCATCACATCAAGCGGGCTCGCCAGCTTGTTGCGGAACACATGATCAAGCCGGGCCGAATGCGCTTTAACTTTGAACGGTTCGCCGGTGCCGCCATATTCCAGCGCGCCAGCCTTCGCCAAATCAGCGCCGACGACCACGCGCCCGGTGACTTTCGTTTTATCGTTGAAAATCTGCGCGTGGATCGAGCGCTCGAGCCGACCGGTTTGGCCTTTCGGCGCTGCCGCCAGCACCCGCGCGAGCAGCTTTTGCGTCAGATCCTCTATTGCCGAAAGCAGCTTCACCCGAAATTCCTCGGGGAATTTATCGAATTTGAGCCCGAGCCGTCGCTCGTTATTGATGACGATATTGATGTTGTCTGCCATCACCCGATCACGGGCACGCGGTAGACACCATCCAAGAGGCCGGTGATCTCAGGCGGCAGGGCGCCGTTCTGCCCGGCGGTTGTGCCGACCCACCAGCGCTTTTCGCCGACGCCGGGCTGATTGATCGACATGAGCATGGGATCGCGATCCTTCTGCTTGAAGCGCTGCGTGACGACGCGCAGCACCGCATCGATCAAGTCGTCGGGGATATCCGAATAGCCGTAGTCGATGACGATTGACGCGCCCTGATCGGCCGCGTTGAAGCTGTAGATGCCGGTGGCCATAGCGACGCTGTATTCGCCAGCAGTCGCCGGCGTGCCAGTGACCGCCGTGAACTCAGTTCCATTCGCGTAAGTAACGCCGCCGTCGAAAGAGAATGTGGCCGCATTGTTGACTGTTACCGTGTAAGGGCCCGGCGTGGCCGGCACCGTTTGATTTTCCGCTGCGACCGCTCCATAGCCGGCGCTGTATTCGATGATGGTGGGAAGCGCTGCCCAAACCATCGCGACGCCGGTGAAAGGGTTAAGTCTGATCAGCTGGCCCTTATCGAAGTCGACCGCGAAATCAGTGCCCTGAACGAGCGCCTGTCTTGAATTGATCGCCGTGACTTGCGCTACGGATACCAGACTGAGGATGGGCCAGCGGCTGAGCTGTAGCGGCGCGATACCACCAGGAGTCTGATTGGGATAAGCGTCTTGTTCGATGTACTGGGTTTCGAGCAATAGTTCTGGCAGGAACACGCGGTTGCAGTAGCGTGAAACGATCGCCGAAACCTGACTGATCGCGCGGGCAAGCCAGGTGTCGTTCGACGTGTCCGTGGAGGGAATGTTCAGCTCATCCTTGACCGTCGCCAGATCGGTCAAATCGTAATCAGCAGCGGGCGCACGAACGGTCTTTAGGATCGCAACGCCCATGATGTTGCCTCACCGATCCAGGTATCAGGTCTGCGTGGTGTCGGTTGTTATGTCGATGCTGAGAGTCGTCGTTCCGCCATAGGTTCCGGTCGTGACGTACAGCGTGCGGAAGGTCTGGCCCATGATGCCGTCGATACAAGTGTTCGCGGCGAGCGAGCCGCTGGTCGGCGTTTTTTGTGTGGTCTGCGGCGTCGACGAGCACAAGTTGAATTGCCGGATGGCGCTGCTGGTTGTGAAGTGAAAATTTGCGATGTCGAACCACGTCACGCCATTGTCGATACTCGACTGGACGTAGGCATCAACGGATGTACCGCCGCTGCCATAGGTGAAGTTCGCCTGAATCGCGATCTCGCGCGGCGTGCCGTTAAAGAGAACCGATGGCCCAGGCGTAGCTGCCAGCGCCGTGGTGATGCCGCCCAGCGTCAGAAGGTTCATCGAGCGCCAGCCTTTCGGGTCAGATAACGACCCTTCGGGGGTCGGATTTCCGGCCCGGCGACTTCTTCCGGCGGAAACGACTGCGGGTCCTTTGCGTCACCGGCGGTGATCAGCGCTTCGGCAATCAGATCGGGAACGACAGGGCGATCGCCCGCCCGCCAGGGGCGCATGTCTCTGGTGAGCGTGACGATTTTCATGAGACCTCTCGCATTAGGCCGCGAGGCGGTCGTAGCCAGCCAAAACGGCGGCTCCGAGCAGCGTTGCAGTGTCGGTTGCCGTGTTCGAGAGGGTTGGCGTCCAGTCGAAACGCACATAGCGCATGGCAGCGTTGAGATCGGCAGACACCGAGTAGACGCCGCTTCCAGAGCCAGTGCCGCTGTCGACGACGCCGGGATCGGGGAAAGTGAGATAGGACGTCGCTGCCCAATTGGTGCCGTCCGCGGACTGCTCCACTTTGAGGCCGGTGAGGGAGAGCGTTTTGGTCGCCGTCAGCGTGGCCGACCAGAAGATGTCGAGCTGCGCGCTGGCGCCGAGTGATCCGGTGTTTGGATCGAGCCGGTCGATGGTCGCGCCGACCACGGGAACGGCGTTGCCGGCGCCTCCCGCGGTAACGGATGTGAAAGCAGAACCGATGGCGGCGCGGATTTTTGAACCGATATTGTGGACGTCTACGATGTCGGACATGGGGAATTCTCCTAATGAGATTGAGAGGCGCGGGCCAAGTGAAGCCGACCCGTGTTCAGCCGGTTAGCTGATGGCCGGAGCCCAGCGCACGAACTGGTTGACCGCGACAGACGCGTCGTGACGCATCTGGAAGTCATGCTCGGCGATGGCGCGGATCAGGGTCTGGTCGTTTTGGAACGCGCTGATCGTATTGCCGGAGCCGTCGACATAGGTGCCCTCGCGGCTGACGGCGAGCTCGAGCGACATGGAATCAAGGATCATGGTCTCTTCCATTTCGGCGAGAAACACGAACGAGCAATCGGTGTGCGTGCTGCTGGCGTCGTGGATGTTGATCGGGATCTGTGTCGTGCGCTTCACCGGATAGCCGATGAGTTTTCCGGTCGAGAGCTCATCGCGATACACATAGACGCCGAGCGAGTTCTGCACGTTGTAGAGGTAGTTGTAGGAACGCGGGTGCATGAACCACACCCGTTTGATGTCGGGAACGTTTGCGGTGTCCAGCTTATTGACCTGACCGCCAAGCTCCGTCGCTACCGTCGCGAGAGTATAGGTCTCGTTGCTGGTGATGAAGTTGCCGCCCGACGCTGCAGTCGAGTTGGCGGTCGAAGACCAAATGCCCGCGGTGCCGGCGTTTGCCGTCGCATAGCCGTTTGCGAATGAAGTATAACCACGAGGCGTCGACAGGGTCCCGTCGCCGAGCAGAAACGCTAGGTCTTCACGCAGGGCAATGACCTTGACCAGGTCGTCGCGCACGAAGGCGTCAACGGCGGGGTCCGCATAGCGCATCATGTCGTTCGAGACTGGCACCAGGGCCGTCAGCTTCTTGTAGCTAGCGACGATTTGGTTGAGCGACTGCTGGGACGATGCGATCTGGGCCACTTCCGAACCGTAAGTCGCGGTTGCGGCGCTGGCCTGACCGGGTAGCGTCATTGTTCCGCGCGGCATAGGAATGACGCGGGGACCGGCGCCACGAACGACGGCCATCGGGCGCAAGAGCTCGATGATCTCGTTCATGTAGTCGGGCGGGACGATAAATCCACCCGAAGCGCCAGCCGAAGTAATCAGCGCACGCGTGACCGGATGGTTCTCGCCATAGATCGAAACCGATTCCTCGTGAGCGAGCCGCACGCTGCCATGGCCGCGTCCGAGCATTTTCATCACGCCGCCGATGACCAGGCTGCGCTCCTTGACGTAGCGGTCGGTCTCGACCGCTGCGGGAACGGTGCGCACCTCCTGGCCAGCAACCGGCTGTGCGGTGGCGGCGGCCAAATCACTTGCGTCTTTGGCGCGCGTGATCTGTCCGTCGAGATCGGTCACGGCACGCTTCTTCGTGTCGTAATCTTTCGCCTCGTTTTCGCTGAGAGTTTCTTTGTCGGCGAGCGCCTTGAATGCGTCAAAGGCGAGCGCGCGCTTCTTCACAAGGTCAGTGACCGTGCTCATAGGGGGCTCCATCTGAGGGAATGCGGCGTCTCACGACGGCGCTAGTGCCGTTGCCCAAGCGGCGTTTGGGCTAGCCGCCTCACGGCGGGGTTCGGGAAATTCAGTGAACGGCGCTGAGCGCCAGCTTTTCGGACTGCCGGCGCCGGTAATCGACGCTGCGGCTGCCTTCATCCTCGGCGACGCCATCGGACTTCTGGATGTCCTTGGAATCGCCGTCCTTGTTTTCGGCGTCTGTTTCCTCGGCAGGAACGCCAGCGCGATCCATCAGATCGTTCACCGTGCCAATGGCGCGTTTGTGCGCACGCATGGCAGCGCGTTGGTGATCCATCGCCTCGGCGTGATCGCCGAGCGCGGAACGCAGGCACCGGACAGTTTCTTCCGACAGCATCTTGCCGGAGCGTATCTTCGCGATTGCAATGCCACGGCGCCATTGGCGAGCGCGGGCATTCGGCGCCGCGACAATATAGGCGTTCTGCTCCTCGCCAAGCGCGGCCTGAGACTCTTCACCCGCATCCTCTTCGGGCTCGTGCGCGTCCATCAGCTCCTCGACCTCTTCATGCGTCATCGCAATGAGCGCTTCTCCGAGAGCCATCAGCGCCTCGCCCAGCATCCCAGGCACTTCGCTGTTGTCGCCCTCTAGTGCGGTCTCCCAGTCGGCGCAGTCCTTGGCGAAACCAAGTTGCTCCATCTGGCAGGCAAGCTGCGCTACTTCAAACAGGCCACGAAACCTCGGCACCGAAGGAACTCTCGCCAAGGCCCGTTTTTGAGCCTGCCTGATGCCGTCCTCCACGCCTTTTTTTTCATCGCTCACTTTTGATTTCTCCTTCGGATCGGACAACTTTTCCGCGCGCGCCGTCACGATCGCTCCCGTATCGACGGGCACGCTGCAAAATGAGCATTCGAGAAGCTCCCACTTTGTGAATCTCTGACCGCCGCGAGGCTTCTTCGGGTCCAATGGCACGCCGTCAATCGGATCGAAGCCAACGGACACGGCGCGAACAATGCCGGCCTTGACCAGGCCGCGAACCTCGTCGGCCTTGTGCGAGATGCCGTCTGGCGCGAAGCGAACACGGGCGGTGATGCTGTCGGGCTCGACCTGAATGTTCTCGGCGGAGGCGACGGGGTGTTCCGGATCGTGCTGCCACAGCACAATCGGGTTGGCGCGATAATTGTCGAGCACGCAGCCTTGCGGAATCAGAATATGACCGTCGCGAGCAAGGGCCGCCGTCGACATCGTGATCTCGACTTCGTCGGGCCCAAGCGTGTTGATGGTCGCTTGAACAAGTTTGCGGATCATCGTCATCAGTTCACCCTGATGCGATAAATGGTGCGCCCGTCGACCAGTTCATCGCGCATGGCAGGGACTCCTAGGCTTCGGGCGCGATGTCGTCGGCGTTGGGCTGATCGCCGCTGGTGCTGGTACCGGGCTCCGGCAAATGACCGTCTTTCGGCCGGCCGGCCTTGTCGGGCGCGGTGCCGGTCATGTCCGAGCCAAGGGCTGCGGTGTTTGCCGGGACGAGCAGCCGGTCGGCGCCGGGTAGCGGCGGCAGATGTTCGCCGCGGCGCTCTTCGTTGATCGTGGTCAGCCCGCTTAAGATGCCAAGGCGTGCAGCATTGCGGCGGGACAGAATGTCGGCGCGCAGCAGCTTGGACTCGTTGAGGTCGACGTAGAGGCCCTCCTTGTCGAGCCCAAAGACGTGGCGCAGCTTCAGTTCCCAGCGCTCGAGATCCTGACTGACGGTCGAATTGACGTAGTCCTGATCCTGTTGCGGCAGGTTCTGGACCGTGCCGCGATCGACGACACCGACCTTGTGCGCCGGCACGCCGAAGAAACGACAAATCTCAAGCACAGAGAAGTTGCGCTGCGCCAAAAACTCAAGGTCGACCGAGGTCAGCTGCAGCTGCTGCCATTCGACGCCCTCTTCGAGCACAGCCGTCCGGCCTGTATTCTGAATGCCGTAGGTGAACTCGTCCCAGCTCGCCTTCAGACGCTTCGCGGCCACCTCGGTCAGTTGCTTGGGCGATTTCAGCACACCGGACGGGCGCGCGCCGTTGCCGATCCAGCGCGAAGCCTGCTGTTCCTGTCCCATTGCAAGGCCGATGGCGTCGCGGGCAAGCCCAATCGTCGAGACGGCTACCAGCGAGTTAAAGGTCAGCCCGCGCAGATGAAGAATATCCTCTTCGGCCATCGCGACCGGGAATTCACGCAACATGGCAATTTGCCAAAGGCCAATCCGGTTCACGTTGTAGAAAATCGAACCGTCGCCAGCCTCGAGCACCATCACCGCGTCAGGATTGATCGGGATGAGTTCGTTCGGATCACCGCGGCCGTCACGCTTGACTGCGGCGTAGGCGTTGCCACGCAGCAGATAGGCGACCTGTTGCTGCTCCATCCATTCGAACCAGGTCTGCTGGCGGTTCGGACGGTCGAACAGCGCGTTCAACGGATGTCCGGTCACCGGCTCGCGGGATCCGTCGTCTTTGAGGCGATACAGAGAAGGCGTGCAGCGAGCGACATCGACGGCGCGACGACGGACGCACGCATAAACTGAGGAAACGGTCATAGCCGTCGCCTGGCTGATGAGCAGCCCGGACGCTGACGGTATGGAGCCTAGCGGCGGGATCATGCCGTAGCTCGGCACACCGGCGCTGGCACGCTGCACAGGCGTGCCCGCGATGCGGCCAAAGATCCCGCGCATCAGGCGGCACTCCGGCCTGTAATAATCGCGCCTGCCAGCAGCAACACGCCGGCCGTGATAAATCCTGCAGGCTCATAGATCCGCCATGTGCCGTATGCCACAAGACAGGCTCCTGCAATTCCGCATGTGTCACGAAGCAGTGGCGGTGCGCCAACGATCGCCAGGTCGGCGAGGAAGCGCAGAGCGTTTTTTATCTGCGTCATAGCCATCACTTTCAGACCAGCAGCAGACCGCGCGATTCATAAATGGACTCTGAGGCTTCGGGATTTTGTCCCATCGCCACGACAGCGTTAAACAGAGCCATAAGCGGGTCGATCTTGGCCGAGCCTGCGTTCTGCTTGGTTATGATCACCGCGTTGCCGCGCGCCTCGACCTTCGCGTTGCCGACCGTCCATGCCATCAGCCGCGAACCGCCGTGCACAAGTGAATGGCCAGCGAGTTTGCGTTCTGTCGTCTTGATCGCGTTGGTCAGTTTCCAGCCCTGCGGCACGCCGCCAACCCGCTCCGGCGCGATGCCGCGAACACAAAGCTCATCGACGATCTCGCTAATGCCGACCTGGTCGACACCGATTGCGATCTTCGCAGGCAGTAGGCCCACATTCTCAAGTTGTTCGACGATGTCAGCCACTGCCTGAACGTCGTCTCCGATGCGGTCAACGACAGTCAGATCGCCGTCCGCCTCGAAGTCGTGCAGCTTGGCCGCAATGTCCTTGCGTCGTTCAAAGACGCTGGTATGGGCCCAAGCGTGACCCCAATGGAGCCAGCGGCGCGTTTGCTTCTCACGGCCCAGCACGGCGATGCCGAGCAAGTCGTCCAGGCCGCCGCCATCGATGCCGACCACCGCGATCTCGCAGCGCTCCAAAATGGCATCGAACGAAAGCGTCTCGCCGACGGCGCCTTCCCAATAGTCGGTGCCTGCCCAGCGATCGGACTGCAGGCTGACGCCGATCTCGATGTTCAAATGCTGCGAGGCCCACACCCGAATGGCGGCATCGCCTTTCAATTTCTCGGTCTCGAAATCCTGGATAAGGCTTTCGAGCCGTAGCGACCGCCCCAAGTTAGGCATCACCATCGGCCAGAGCTTCGGATCGTACCAAACCGGAGTCTGACCGGGCCGCATCTGGCCGGTAAATTCAGCCGGGAATTCATACAGGATCGGCAAGACAATGCCCGCCGCTCGTCCATCTCGCACGGCGCGCGCATTCATCAGCTCTTCGCGGAACACGCCCGACGGCGGCTCATCCGACTGCGTCGTCAGAATGACGAGGAAGCCTTCCGGTATCGACTGCCGGCCGCCGCGCAACTGGCGGAGCACTTTCGATGCGTGCGAATTCTTGCCCAGAAGGTGGAGCTCGTCGAGCAGCACCCCGGCGGGCCGCGGCCCGGTCAGAATGTCGAGGTCGAACGTCTTAATGCGCAGCTTCGCGCCGTTGAAACGGTCTTTGATTTCCTTGATGTGCTCACGGACCTGGAAGCGCTTGCGCAGCTCGGCGTCCGCCTCGATCATGCCTGTGGCCTGGCTATAGGCCAGATCCGAAATTGCCTGCGTCGGCGCGACGAATAGAAATTCCGCCCGCGGCCTTGTGTTCATCAGCATCGCCGTCAACATCAGCGCGGCGCCGTTCGTCGTCTTGGAATTCTTTTTGGCGACGAGCGCGAATATCTCTTCGACGTAGCGCGTGTTCGTAGACGGATCGCGCGCGCCGAACAGGGTGCGGACAATGTCGCGGAACCAATCGCCAGACGCCTCTCGCATGGTCGGGAAGCCAACAACGTCCGGCAGATGCAGATTGTCGTAGAACTTAACCGCCAGGTCGGCTTCGGTCTGAAACAGCGGAAGCGTCGGAATAAGCGACTTGCCAGTTCGGATCCGGTCTTGCCAGTCAGGACAAGACAGATTCCATTTCATTAGTTTGAGAGCATGCCGGCACGCCGCGCCATCAGCTCGCCCATGGAAGTCTCAGTGTCGGGGTTCTGCGCAGCAAGCGCAGCCAGTTCCTTCTTGCCGAGCGCCGAGTCCTTTGTCGGGGGCTTCGGCAACAGCATGTATTCAGACCAGCCGGCACGGCAGCGCAGCCAGAACATGGCCGCCTGCGTGCAACGCGCATCGTCCTTCGTCGCCTGAAGAAACAAGTTCATCGAGACGGCGTTGTTCGCTTTGACAAAGCCAACGTCCAGCTCGGTCCGATAATGCAGCCGCAATGTCGGACCGCTAATGCCAATGATCTGGCAAATCTGATCTTCGGTGTTGCCGAACGCCGCCATCATCTCGACATGGCGACGCAGCTTCTCGGTCGGCTCATGCGGCGGTCGGCCGCGCGGCTTCTTGGTTTCGTTTGTCATGGTGCCTGCTATTCGGCGGCCTGCTCAATTGCAGGCGCGCGCTCAGATGCGATCTGGGGAAACGTCCGGCCGTCACCGTCGAGCGTGGCCTGCAGGCCGGTGAAGGTCTGCCAGCGACTAATGGCAACATCGACGTAAGCCGGGTTCAATTCTATTGCGTAGACTTTGCGGCCTGTCATTTCGCCGGCGATGATTGTCGTGCCGCTGCCCGAAAACGGCTCATACACCGCATCGCCAGTCTTGGAATTATTCTCGATCGGACGCTTCATGCATTCGACAGGTTTCTGCGTGCTATGGCCGGTCTCACTTTTGCGAGGCTTGTCGATCTTCCAGACCGTCGATTGCTTGCGCCCGCCGCCCCAATCGGCCGGCTCGCCAGCGCGCACCGAATAGATGACGTTCTCGTGGTCTTCCTCAAAGCGCCAATGGTCGTCGAGGGATCCTTCCTTCTCGACGTAGAACGCCGGCTCGTGCTGGCCGTGATAATGGCTTCGGCTAATCACCAACTGGCTTTTGACCCAGATGATCTGCGCCCTGATCTGAAACTTCTCCGCGATAAGCGACTGCGCAACCGTCGCCGAATGCAGCCCCCCATGCCAGATATAGGCGACAGCACCGGGAAACAGCGCCCAGGCTTCTCGCCAATCGGCGCGGTCGTCATTCAAGACCACGCCTTTTGCAGCACCGCCGCGGCCGATGCCGGCCCGCTCACGCCAAGCCGGATCGTAGTTCACCCCATACGGCGGGTCGGTGACCATCAGGTGAGGCTTGGCGCCTCCAAGCAATTTTTCGACGTCGGCAGAAACCGTTGCATCGCCGCACAAAAGCCGGTGCCGGCCTAGTATCCACAAGTCGCCGAGCGCAGAGACCGGTACAACAGGCACCTCGGGCGCGTCGTCGGGATCAACAAAACCGTTCGGCCGCATATCGAAAATGCCAGCCAGTTCAGAAGAATCGAAGCCTGTGAGACCGAGATCAAAGTCGGTGCCGCGTAGCGCCTCCAGCTCGGCGCGCAAGAGCGCATCGTCCCAGCCGCCATTCGCAGCCAGCTTGTTGTCGGCGATTACATAGGCGCGCTTCTGCGCCTCGGTCCAGCCGTTCGCCACCATCACCGGCACGGCAGTCAGGCCGAGCAGCTTGGCCGCCATGACGCGGCAATGCCCGGCAATAATCCCCCCAGCCGGATCGATCAGCACTGGCACAGTGAATCCGAAGGCTTTGATCGACTCGGCGACTTGCGCCACTTGGGCGTCGGAATGCGTGCGCGCGTTGCCGGCATACGGAACGAGCTCAGCGACAGCCTGGCGCTTAACCTCATCAGCAGGCCACAGGGCGCCGACCGGGGCGGGTTTCAGTATGGGCCTAGCCATTCCACCCCCGCGAAACCAGCCAACGGGGCGCTGCCTGCGCGCGCGTGGGCGGACGAAAAAAATTCTCCGAATGGGACCCAAGGCGGTTGAGCGCAAAGGCGCAGGGTGTATGGAAACCCCCACCCCCCATCACTCTGCTGTCACCCTTCTTCAGGAGCGCAGCGCGCGGCACTGCGCTTGTTGCGTTCGGCAACAGTCTTGATCGTATGACACGAGCCGCAGCGCGCCAGGCCGTTGGCAGGATCTAACGGCGCGCCGCCATCCTTCAGCTCGACAACGTGATCGGCGAACAGACGAATGCCATAGCGGTTCGGATACTTGCAGGCCGGATCTTGGCAGTAGCCGTGCGCACGTCGGATCACGATGCGGCGCCACTCAGCGTACTCGCGCGTTGCGTAGATAGGCTCTGCGGTCTTGGGAGGCGGTGCTGCCGAACGGGTGTCGAGAGTGACAATGCGCGATGAGATGCTCGGGACCTTCGCCATCACACGTCCCAAATGAAATCGCCCCGCGAGCCATTACGACTGCGAGGCGCAACTCTTCGAGAATGCCTATTCGTAGTGTGCGTTTGATCAGGGTGTCAACAGTCGAAACGCCATCTGTTGTTGCTATCCAAACTGTGACTTTCTCTCCGCTACGCAGAACCACCAAACAATTCTTTATCGCCATCCAGAATTACTTGGGTCATTCTCACCCCACCCGCCGAACGCGCAAACTATCGAGCGCATCATCCAACCCTTCGAGCGCCTCGATCATGCGGTACTTGACGTTGCTGGGATGACAGGGCGTGACCTGCATCACGGCCTCTGCCATCGCATAGCCCTCGCCGCAGAACTTGCGCACGATGCGATAGCAGCGTCTCGGCATAACCTGTTCGATCTTCTGCATGGCGCGGACAGCGTCGACCTGGGCGTCGGTGAAGGGGACGGATTGTGCGCCGCCGCCGCCGCCGCTCAGCATCATGTGCGTGCCATCGATACCGGAGCGTCCGAGCCTTTCGAACATTGCGCGGTAGGTGTTGCCGGCGGCGTGGAGCTCGGGGGTAATCTGTCCGCGGTCAAGGGCAAGATCCAGTGGATGATTGGCGATGTTGCGATAATGCCGGTTTTCACGCTCGCCTTCCTGCACGAACACCTGGCCGGGTCCGGCCTTGGGAACGTAAGGCTCCTCGCGCGGGACGATGGCGATCGAGGTCTTGTTGCGTGTGCGGTTGTGTTTTTTTGTCATTAGGCTTTGTCCTTCTGTGTGTTGATCTGTGTCGGCGCGGCGCGGCTGTATGAAGCGCCGTAGAGTTTCTCGCCCAGCTGGCGGACCATCTCGCGCTCGGGCCAGTTGAGGCGATTGTCGCTGATGGCAATCACCAGCACGCCCTGCTCGCGCCAGCCGTCGCGCTTGACCTGTTCGGGCGGACGCCGTTCTCCGCCATAACCGCGTGGCGCCCATCTCATCGCGTCACCTCCTGCAACACGGCGGCGTAGCCGGCGATATCGACAATCGAGTCCTTGTGCGCGGGGTTGTTCGCCAGCCGTTCGAGCTTCAGATCGATCATGCAGAGCACGACCTCGGCCGGTGTGACCGTGTGCCCGAGCGTCAGCGACCAACGCTTGGCGAGAGCCTCGAAGAATGCACGTGGCCCGCCATACTGCTTACAACGGTCGGCAAATACGGAAGCTGCCTCGTACAGCAGCTTCTCTCCCCTTGCGTCCGGGGATTGCGGGGCCCTGACAGATCTGACGGATGATTTCGGTTTCACCGTTTGCGTGCGCGCGCGCGCGCGCGTGACGCCTATAACCGATCTATCTGTCAGATCTGTCAGGGGCTCAGTCCTTCGCAATCCTGCGCGCTTCGTCATAATCAAATCCCCATGTCCGGGGTCGACTGGCTGCCCGACTTGAGAGCAATGCCCCGAAACCCTCTCTTGGTACTCACCGGCTCGCGCCATTTCTCGAAGCCGCGCGCCGAAAGGTTCTGCGAAAAGCTGCGGATCGAGCCGAAATGCTCGCCAGTCGCCTCCGCCGCGGTTTTCCAGGCATTGAAGAGCGTCGAGACCAACTCCGTGTAGGACGGACCCTTGACGCAAGCCTCCGAAATCCACCGGCCGATCGCGTCCTCGTCGTCGAAATATTCCTCGGTCGCAGCGAGCACAGCACGAGGCGGGTTGAGACCGACGCGCTGCCATTCGAGGCACCCCTCAACTGCCCAAGCGAGAATGCCGTCGCGCTCTGCCAGCAGGCGGTCGGTCAGGGTCTTGTCGCGCTGGGCCGGGGGAATGGTCACGGTGAACGGGACCATGTGTAGGCGCCGACGCATGGCCTCATCGATGTTGCGGATGGCGGGCTTGTGGTTGCCGGCGATGACAAGCTTAAATTGGGGGGTGAACTCGAAAAAATCCTGCCGCATGAAGCGCGCGGTGATTTTGTCGCCGCCGGTTAACGCCTTAAGCTTGCTCTCGGCCCAGCGGCGTCCCTGCTCCGTTTCGATTGCTGCAACCAGGCGCGCGCCGCGCAGTCCTGCCATATCGGTCGGGTGTCGATCCCCGGTCGTCGCCATGAACATGTCGATCGGGGCTGTGGTCGCGTAGTCGCCGAGTACCGTAGAAATCACGTTGACGAAGACCGACTTTCCGTTGGCGCCAGTGCCATAGAGAAAAAACAACGCGTGCTCGGTCGTAGCGCCGGTGAGGGCGTAGCCAACGACACGGCGGATATATGCCTGCAGCTCGGCATCGCCGGCGGTTACGGTTTGCAGGAATTGCCGCCAAACCGGGCAGTCGCCATTTGGGCTCGCGGTCGCCATCTTGGTCATGGCGAGGTCCCGGTCGTGGGCCAGCAATTCGCCGGTGCGAAGGTCGACGATTCCTCCCGGCGCATTGAGCAGCCACGGGTCGCGATCCCACTGATCGCTTTCGGCCGCATGCCGTCGATCGGCACGGGCAAGGCGCTCGACCGCCGCTACAGTACTCGCGCTAGAAAGTCTGGCTTTAATGTTCGCCTTGGGACACGACGCCGCCGAATCGCGACAGACGAGACGCGCCAGATCGAAGGCACGCAGCGTCGTCTCACGCTCCCACCGCGCGCCCGACCATGTGAGCCACTGCCCCCAAGCAGCCACAAATGACCAGTTGGCACCAAAGCGAACGGTGAACTCGAGAGCGATGGCATCTTCGGTGAATTTCGCCGGGACGGATTCGCCGCCACTGTCCCCGCCGGCCGTGCCACCAACGCCTCCGCTGGCGTCGCCGTTTTGTTTCATATCCCGACGCCACAACTGCTCGGCTTCGTGCGTCAGTCGATCGAGCGGCCAGGGCGGTTCGATACGCGCCTCGTTGTAGGCAACGATCTCCTCCCAAGCCTTCTCTCGCGTCACCTGCCCATCGCGGCAACGGCGAATCCAGTAACCGATAATTCGGCTCAAGGCTTCGAAGCGAGTCGTGCCATCGACGCCGTTTTCTCGGATGCGTTGACCGAACAGTTCGGTGACCGTGCCCTTGGGCGCGTTTCCATTATTGGGGGCGGAGTCAGATATGGCCTCGCCCGCGAGTGCGGGCATCGCCGTGACCACCTCGGTCAACTCGGCGAGATCGTACTCGGCTGGATTCTCGGCAAGGATGGTGGTGAGGCGCTGGACGCCGCCCTTTCGGTATACGGATCCCGCGACACGGATCGGCTGATGTGCCGAACGAAACGAAGGATCGCCGCCAACCTTGGCAGCAATCACACCCCTCAGGCGGCAAACCGTGCCGATGCCATCGCCTTGGGCTGGTTCGGTCAGCTTCCAATAGAGGTGAAGTTTGCGTTGTCCCTCGAGTGTGACTCCGCCGGACGCGACCTCAAGGGACGGCGTCCCGAGATGATCGACCAGGTGCTGGCGTTTTTTTGCGATGTCGCCGTGGTCCAAGTCGACCAGGACCACCTGCATGGCAACGACGTCTGCAGCCTTTGCGTTGCCGGGCGCCGACACCGTGCCGGCAATGACATAAAGGGCCAGCCCCGTCTTGGCGGCGGCGTCTGCTTCGTTCGCGAGCTTGTCCGCAAGATTGGAATTGGTGGCGAAAAACGGCGTGTTCGGCGCTCGATTTGCGCCTCCCTTTTCAGGAAACTCGCGTACCGCGACCCAGCCTTCGCAATAATTGAACAGGATCTTCACAAAGATCCCGATCATCGCTGGGTTCGGGTCAACCGGTTGGTTGGCGCCTGCTCCGTCGGTCATCATCAAAATCTGCCGTTGTGAGTTCAGGCACGGCTCGTGTGGGACGAGACCTCGGGAATATTTGAAGTGCTTGTGCGCGCTTGCTGCACTTCGTATGCCTCGACGTCGTCAAGGCGATAGACGACCCGGCCGCCGATCTTGATGTAGCGAGGTCCCTGACCGAGCCAACGCCAGCGCTCAAGAGTGCGCGGGCTGATGTCCCAACGGCAGGCCAGATCGATTTGATTCAGGTGTTTGACGGACATTGCGTCCTCCAGCAGGTTGCAACGAAAAACTGCGAGGAAGATGCGGGGTGTGGGGGAAGGAACCGGGAAGGTGCGAGGTAGGATTCAAGGTAGGAATCGATGATTTGCCGTGCCGCAAGCAAGAAAGTCGCCTTGGGCAATTAATGGTCGGGGAATACGTGGCGACTCAGAGAAACATCCAGCAGCGGCCATTCTTCTCCGCGATAAAGTCGCGCCAGTCTGTTCTGCGGGAAAATGCTTTCGTGAGCGTGTTGACGCTGTCCAAGTATCCGGCGTGCTGGAGGACCTCCGCCGTGAGGCAGTCCGCACTGCCGGAGTGCCAGGCTTCGTAGAGATGTCGAATGATTGCGCGCTGCTTCGATCCTGAAAATACGTAACGCTGACCGCGAACCATGACCGATGCTCCGTCGGCGGCTATTGAGATCAGCCCATCGCCCTGTTGAGTTCCCGACGCGACGCGTGCAGCCAGAAGGTTGGGATCGACAACCAGGCTGCCGGCCTGATCCGCGATATCTCGGACTGCGATGATCGAATGGCCTTGGAGGACCTGCGCGGGGAGCTGATCGGCTGGCGTCAGACTGAGGACGACCCTCAATCCAGGTGCTGGCCGCGCCCGAACAGTATCGCAGAACCAATTCCAAACTTTTGGATCAGCAAGCCTGCGACCTATCCAGAGAGAAACGCGCTTGCTGCGACCTGGAAGCCGCACCTCGCCGATCTCCCACAAGACATCGGGCCGGAGCGACGTAGGCGATTCGTGGGTCGAAAGATCGAGCCGCGCTAAAACCCAATCGAAAAGCTGATCGAAGCTGACGCGAAATGTGTTCAGTCGATTGGTCGGCACGGCTATCCAACCGGCACTGGCGCTGAAATATCCGTAGCCCCCAGCCTCGGCTGACCACGTCACCGATACGGGCACGTCATCGTGATCCGCAAGCGAGGTCGTCGCGGCTTCATATCCATCCGGCACTAGCAGGCCATGCGTCTGAAGTTGGTTTGCGACTGGTCGATAGTAGTCCGTCAGTACCGGCCCAGCGATCACCGCGTTTGATGTCTCGACGACTCGGAGCAGGAGATCAACTGCCGCGTGGCTGAGACCCCGCTTTGTATCAGACATCCCTCACAATGCCCCAACGGCGCAGATATTTCTCGCCAATCATGCGCTCGCGTTCGGTGCGGTCCTTCAGATCGCATCCGGCCGGCATCGTGATGGTCAACGGTAAGGTCCTGCCTTTACGTGAGTCTGCATTGGGATGGAAACGGATTGTCAACTTGGCCTGCGTCACAACCCACCCACCCGCGAGCGGACTGTTGGCGCCGAAGCGCTCCAGGGCCATCTGCCAAATGGTCTGTGTCGCATGCCGCATGCATTCGAGGGTTACGCGCTCTCCCACAGTATCGACAGGCATCAGCCGGAGAGAGTTGACGCGAACGAATTCGATCCCATCCTTCGGTTCGGTGGGAAAAGCGAACGGATGCTGAAGAATACGAAGATCGAATTGTCTTAGGGGTACCCGCTGCTGGCGGAATTCGGAAGCCAGAAGATCACGAGCGAACAGCCGGACGAGATCCTCGCGGCTCTCGCGGTCGTGGGCGACAACCTCGATGATGCCGGTCGCGCACTCGTAGGTGATAGCCGCCTCAAAAACCGGATGCCAAGGCCGGCGGTCGAGTTGTCCGTTGACAAATTCCGGCCGCGAATCGAGGCGGCCCTCGCGATAGATGGTGACCTGTACCAACGAGAATTTGATATCGTCAAAGGACGGGCGCTGCCGATCGAAGATGTCAATGTGGACGTTGTTCGACTGAAATCTCTCGCGGATTGCGATCTTGAACGCGTCGACGGCGACTTGATCACGCCGCAGTATCAAATTGGGTTGGCCGATGAAGCCATCCCATTTACGCCCGCGGCGGTGTTCGTCGGTGAACCGCACCTCCTCCGCACGTCTGAAACCGGCCGCGTCGTTGAGAAAGACCCAGAGAGCGCGATCATGGGCGTTCTGAAGTTCGTCGAGCCGTTCGGGAGCCTGAGCGATGCTGTAGATCGCAGACTGCCCCGCCTCCTCGGCCATTTCCGTGACCCGTTCGGCATCGCTTATGACGCGCGCCCGGGCGTCGTCGTCCATCTCATCGACGGCCTGGAGTAAGGGCCGAACGACGTCGGGTTCGGTCGCATCCCAGTTAACCGGGGGAACCAGCGCGATGCCGGTCTGGTCGAAATATGTCCGCAGCGAAGCCTTTGGAGTGTTACGGACGAAGCTCGTCACCGAAGCCATGATTCAGTTCTCCGTCAAACTATGGTGTTGCGGGACGCCCGCATCCACCGTTGGAAGGACTCCCCTCAGATACGATTCTGTTCGATGTAGATCGAACATTCACGCGGCATCCTTGTCAAGCACGATTTCGTTCGGCATACATCGAACGGACCAGCCACCGGCTTTTGACTGGCAAATCGAGGAGAGAGGATGGCGTCGTCGTTGGGGGAGAAAATCCGCAGGCACCGTAAAGAGAAGGGCTATTCCCTGGACAGGCTCGCGGAGCTGACCGAATCGAGCAAAAGCTACATCTGGGAATTGGAGAATCGCGATACACGAAAACCGTCTGCCGAAAAACTGACCCGTATCGCGCAGGCACTGTCGGTCACGACCGATTACCTTCTCGATGAATTGGCGACGCCCGATGAGCGGGTCGTAAGGGAGGCGTTCTTCCGAAAATTCACGAAGCTTGATGTCGAGGACCAAAAGAAGATCGAGCAAATGATCGACGCATGGCCGAAAAAAAAATGAAGCTGCCGACGACGCCTCAAGGATGGGCCAACCATCTGTCCCTGCTCGTGAAGGCATTTCACAACGCGCACGGACTGGACCGATTTCCGATCAAGGTCGCGGCAATTGCCAAGGAGTATTCGCGAAACGTCTTTCCCGACGCACCGATCACCAAGGTGGAGGGCTTGGACCTGTCTGCCAAGTTCGAAGGGATGCTGATGCCTCATCCGGACAAAAACGGTGAGTGGGGCATTGTCTATAACAAGTCGATCACCTCGAAGGGGCGCATCAACTTCACCCTGGCACATGAGCTCTGTCACTACCTACTTCATAGGCAGATTTCGCCGGCCGGGATTCGGTGTTCCCCTCGCGACATGCTCGACTGGAAATCCGAACTTGGTCAGATCGAAGCGCAGGCCAACACATTCGCATCGTTTCTTTTGATGCCGCTCGACGACTTTCGGGTGCAGGTCTGCGGTCAAAAGATCACGATGGATCTCATGCGCCACCTGTCGGATCGCTACGAAGTCTCGATCACCGCCGCAATTCTGAAGTGGCTCGAATTCACCGACAAGCGGGCAATGGTAGTGGTTGGTAAGGATGGATTCATCGATTGGGCCTGGTCGAGCGACGCGCTCTTCAAGTCACGAATCTACTACGCTGCGCGACAGCAGACTATCGAGCTACCCAGCCAGTCTCTGGCTGCCTTGCGTGTCGATGAGGAAATCGCCAGGGCAGGCGTCGTGCATAAGAGGGGGATCTGGCGGGGCGATGAGACCGTCCACGAGATGACGGTTTTCACTCGCTACGACGAGATGACCATTTCTCTCCTAGTCTATCCGGATGTGCCACCGCCGCGACAGCTAAACGACGACCCAGGCGAAGCTGAGGAATTAGATACTTACACCAATTTTTGAGGCGGCAGGAATACCCAACGCTTTGGGGACAACTCCCGTAGGCATTTTGCTTCCAGTCAGCTCGCGCGACGACAAACTATATGGGTTTTGTGATTGAGGGAGGTCAGGCCAGTGGTTCAAAGCCCTAGAACGACGCCCGATGGTGGGGTCGTGCGGTTGGACGCAGCGGAGCGGCTCAATCGGGGCTGCTTCTGCATTACGCTCGATCGCAAGGCACTCGCGGATGTCTTCGACCGGGAAGTGGGGACCGCAGGTTTCGCCGACGCGCTAGCGCGGTCCCACCCCTTGTTGTTCTCAAATGTGCCCGTGTTTGTCCCGACTAGCGTCCTGGCCGAGATGATCGAGGTGGTTGCTGCCGTGGAAGCCGCGACCGGTCTGGCTGGGTATCGCGAGGCCGCTCTGAGTTGGGCAACACCTCTGGCTCGCCGCGATTTCGGACCCGTCGGCGCTTTGATGGGGTACGATTTCCATGTGACGTCGGAAGGCGCCAAACTCATCGAGATCAATACAAATGCGGGCGGCGCTTTCCTCAACGCCCCACTCGCGCGCGCCCAGCGGGCCTGTTGCGCGCCGACACTCGTGCAGGAAGCTGGCTTAGCGGACTTCACCACTGAAATCGCAGGGATGTTCCTAAAGGAGTGGGTCCATCAAAGAGGAACCGGTCGGCCGCGGCGCATCGCGATACTCGACGATGCGCCCGAGGCGCAGTTTCTTCTGCCCGAGTTCAAGCTCGCCCAAGCGGTCTTACAATCGCAAGGAATAGAGACGGTCATCGGAGATCCCCGCGAGCTTTCCCGCGACGGCGACATCATGACCTTAGCGGGCCAATCGATCGACATGGTCTACAATCGATTGGTTGACTTCGCGTTCGAAGATCCGGCACACGCGATCTTGCGTGACGGCTACCGGGACGGTGTCGTCGTGGTGACGCCCAATCCACACGTCTATGCCATGTTCGCCGACAAACGGAATCTCTGCCTGCTTTCTAACATCGAGCAACTGAGAATTTGGGGCCTTGCGACGTCACATCTCAGCGTCTTGGCGGCTGCGGCGCTTCCGACCATTCTCGTAAACGTCAACAACGCCGACGAGCTATGGCGCGAACGCCGAAATTGGTTTTTCAAACCCGCGCAGGGTCACGCCAGCAAGGCAGCATATCGCGGCGACAAGCTCACGCGTCGGGTTTGGGGCGAGATCTCGGCTGCAAATTATGTTGCGCAAGCCTACGCCGAGCCGGGGCTTCGGGATGTGCAACACGACGGCGCGCGCGCCGAATTGAAAGTCGACGTGCGACTCTACACATACGAAGGCCGGGTGCTGCTGACGGCCGCACGTCTCTACCGGGGCCAGACTACGAATATGAGAACGCCGGGCGGAGGGTTCGCGCCAGTCCTGCTGGCCCCTACAGAGGGTTCTGGTCCTGACAGCCGCATGCCCATCTGA